CAACTTGTCTTCGGTCTCGTCCTCCATGGCAAATGCGTTGACACCTTCGCTCAGGAGCCACTTGGCGTTTTTGACCTTGACACAGACGTTGCCTGTTTCAACGTCGAAGATGGTGTAGACGGTTACCCGTTCATCGTCCTTGGCCGGTGTAGCGAGTTCTCCGATGATGTCTTTGTCGATAGATGAATCTGCCTTCAGGTCGTCTAACTTCTTCAACTGCCGACGAGAAGCACAATACTGGCGGAATGACGGGTCGTTCTTAACCTCTTCAGGCAGCATGAGTTGTTTCTGCGCTACCCACTTCACATCGCCCCAACGTTTCGCAGTGGGGTCAACCAGAAGCATATCCCAAGGCACGTAGTCAACGACGATGCGGTCTGTCAGAGGAACCGTCTTAATTTCAGTCAGCGGTACCAGCGACATAATGGTGTTCGCATCCGGCGCGACTTCTCCAGCCGCTTCAGCCTCGGTGATGAGACGACTAACCTCGGCGGCGATATCGTCACGTTCACGAGGAACTTCTTGTTCTACCTCGGCGTACGCATAACCAACCTTCACGAACCCCCAGCCAGTGAGCAGTCCATCCTTGATGGCCTCGTTACCACGTTCAGTGGCTTTCGTGTGGTCCCACTCTTGATTCAGGGCTGCTGTAGCAACATACGCCTGGTCATCTGTAGCAGTACCTTTAGCAGTAACTACGAAGTCTACCTCAACCGCCGTCATCGAACTGAACATCGAGTCGATGTTCCCGACGACGAACGGTGTAGAGCCAGAAATCTCGTGTCCATCAGCCGTTGACTGCTCAGGCTGGTGGATAGCTTCATAACGAGCTAGGTCTTTCCTAACCCTTACTTGCCACTTCTCGTTATGACGCTCAGCCTGTTGTAGACGATGGTCATAGGCAGTGGCCTTGTCTTCGTCGGTTTTGTAGAGCTTATACTGCTCAGCAGCCATATCCAAATCTCCTGGGCATATCTATCTGCCCGATGTCACGAGTCTACCACCTCGTACAACCAGTGTTCCAGGTTCCCACGTATCAAGCGGGTCTATACGTTCGTGTCCAAGCCAGTGCTCAGGATTGGCGTTAATAATCTGGTCCGTGATATACCCCACCGTACCAGGACCAGGCGGCGGGATATCGGGCTTCTGTGTTCGACGCGGGAACACAGAGAACATAATTGTCGCCCAATACCGAAGACCATCGCAATTAGAACTAGCAAGCCCGTATACGACATACGTGCCTGCCTCAGTAGTCAGAGACACTACTTCCTGCTCACCTTCTGAAGCTACTTCCGTTACGCGAATCGGAGTCTTGGGAGCCTGAACCAGCATCAACTTGTCCAGCCGACGACTCGTGCGACGGACGGGTTGAGTCCAGTTCAGGAAGTCAGTCAACCCCTGAAGCCCTTCCTGGATGTCATAGCGGTCTGACTTCCGCATCCACTGTATACCTAACCGGTCCAACACGGATTCAATGACGAGGCAGATTTCCGGGTTGTGCTCTTGGCTCTGGCCGATGTCACGTCCGCAACCTTCCCCATCGTATACCCCGCCCAACCAGGCGGCATCTCGTGATAGTTCAGGCGGGAGGGCGGGCGTCGGAACGATAACACGGTGCAAGAACTGCGCCGCCTTCTTACCCCGATGCTCGTAATCTCCGATAGGAGCAAGCCGCTTTAGTTGCCCGCCAGCCACACCTAGTAACCAGCGATGGTCGGGTGTACAACGAACCACCTGCCCATCTTCTAGTGTAACCCGAAGAACCTCAGCCCTACGACGATTCACAGCCAGGACGCGAGTCCGACGAAGTTTCGAACGCGGCGCGAGGTCTCGCTCTCCCCAGGTCAACACTTCGTCGCCAGGCAACACATCACCAATGGCGCGGAACGAGTAGTCGCCCATCCATACCGGAGCATCAGGCGGCGTGCAGTAGTGAGAAGACCAGTCGTGTACCGGTTTATCGCCCCTGCGTTGCCCGTTGTCGTCAACCGGCCAGTGGTGCGAGGAGATAGCAGCAGCTAGACGGGCAGCATGGGTTCGGTCTACGATAACCCGGTCCGCCTCCATCATGTTCACGAGGATGCGGACACCGACATCGACGGCCCTGCGCCCAGGTGTGGTGATGCTGATACCGTGCTGCGCCAGGTCGTCTATGACCGAAGTCTTCGTCACCAAGTTGCGCTGTTTCCCGGCAGGGTCACCAACGTTCATCGACGGACGGCGACCGCCGAACCGTTCATCGCAGTACTTGAAGAACCGGCGTGACCACTCACTCGATGTCATATCGGACCCCTCAAGAGAGCCGATTAGCAGCGCGACAGGAACGTACTCGGTCTCTCCCGAGGGAAGTTGCTTCTCGCGCCAGTCGATTTGGCCGAACGAGACAACGTTCAGGTCACCGACGCCGAAGTCCCACATCGAATACAACTCTAGTGCCGGGTCGTACGGCAATTCCATTACACAGTGTTCAACATCGAAGTTGAAGAACACCGAAGCCTCGGTCGTTCCGATGAACTTCCCGAAGACCTCCTGGAGCAGGAATGCACCCTCATATTCCTTGAACAGCTCGTCTACGTACTCAGTCGGCAGATGTTCCGCGTTCTCGTAGGTAGACGCGCCGTACCACTTCGCACCTTCGACCTGAACCGGCGAGTCGGGGTGGAATTTCTCCCACATCCAGTCATAACCATTCGGCGTCGAGCAGACCCAACCGCCCTTCTCGTAGCCGACCTGACGAAGACGACCCCACAGGACCTTCCACGCCTTGCCCGTCATGTGGCGTCCCTCGTCGATGAAGAACCAGGTCAGTTCAAGACCACGCATCCAGTTGGGGCGGTCCAGGGACCGGAACAGGATGGTGGCCTCGTGCTTGCACGTATGCCGGTCCTTGCATTTGCAGTTGGCTACCAACCGGGCTTTGCGCTTCGTGGACAGCCAGCTCTTCTCCTGACTGCCCGTCTTCCACAAACCCGACCCCTCCATGATTTCAAAGAACACCGGAAGGATAACGTCATCGAGAAGCGGGTAAGCCGCCATAGCGATACAGCCGCGCGGACCCCCGGTGAACACTCCATCGGGTACCGGCTGTTGACTAAACTTCAGACCGCGCACGATGCCGCAGAACGTCTTGCCCGACCCTAGTCCTCCGATGTACGCAGCCGCTCGCGCTAGGGCGTTGACAAAATCCTTCTGCGTGCCGTACCGGACGATTGGCTTACCTGTGGCCTCGGCGGCATTTCTCAGCCCAATACAGGTCTGGCTGTTATGCTGGCCGAAGGGCCGGTTGCAGTGTGTACAGAGGATATCAGGACGCCAGAGAACCTTGACCTCATCTGCGGTCAGGTCCCCTAGTGCGTAGAACTCGTTGAGCTTGATGGTTTTTGCCACTAATGCCCCTTGTGTTTCTTCTTCTTGCGGCGGGCCTTGTAAGCCGCTACGTGTGACCCATACTCGTGAGCCCAACGACGTGCCTGTTCGGGTCTATGCATCCAAAGCCAGCGTCTCTGTGCCTCCGACTTAAATGGCATTACGGCCCCTTACTCGCCGAACGGCGTTCGTTACTCAACAGACGCCGTTTCGGTAGATGGTTTTCGCGCGGATACAGGTCCACAGGGACCGGTTCCGGGTTACGACCAGCCGTGACCCTCTGTCCGCGTTTCCGCTGGCCCACGGCCGGACCTTGGGTAAAACGCTGACCAAGGTCCAGATTAGTCGATTGCGAGTCCTTCTGTCTCACGAACTTCCTCTTCCTCTACATGGTCTGGTTTCATCCCCTGCTTGTCGAGAGCGATAGGACGACCCATCCCGTACTCCAGGGCCTTGAACAGGGCGCTGAGACGCTTGTCCGGCATGAGAGCCGGTATGGCGACCCTGCGCTCATCGGCGCACTTGTCGCACGCTGAGATAACGTACCCGCCCCACTTGCCCTGACCTCGGGCAGCTTGGAGTAGGTCGGAGAACAGGTCCGGGAGGGCTTCACGGACCGCAAACGACGGGTCCGTACGCCGACGTTCAGCCTTGAGGGCCTTCACCTCTCGGGCCTTCTTCAGTTCTTCGGGTGTAAATGTGTGTCCCAGTTTTCCCAACGGTGCCCCTTTCAGAGTGAGTAACGGGGGTCGAACCCGCTCTTCGTGGACCACAACCACGCGTGCGACCACCACACTGTACTCACGGTGGGTCGTCGAGGAGTCGAACCTCGTTTGGAGCGTCGCCAGCGTTACGGGCTGGTGGTCGTCCACCCGACCTTACGACCCGTCGCGGCGGCGGGACTCGAACCCGCGTCCCCAGGATATGAACCTGGTAAGGAACCACTCCTCTACGCCGCAGAACCACGTAACCCTGAACGAGCGTTGTCCTGCCGAGCGCCACGTCGGACTCGAACCGACGACTTGTGGGTGGAAGCCACATGTGATTCCAACTTCACTAGTGACGCACAAACACCTAGGGGATTGCTAGGTTAATCTACTGCCCGTCTAAGAGCTACCTACAGACCTTTTTTGTTTGGGGAGGAGAGGTAGGAGAGGAGGGGCAAAGGCGCTTGACGGGCAGTTCAAAGCGCCTGGGGGTCCTAGGGGGCCATCCCCCTGCCCCCTTCCGCTGAAGGCGAGAGCCTTCATACATAGGGTCACAGTGTCAGGGGTTCCGAGCGTTTCCGCTGGTAGAACCCCCGGTATCTTGTCAGGGGTTGGGGTTTAAACTACCCCCTACCAGAATGAGGTTTTAGGGGTGTCCGTGGGTAATCTCTGCCAGGCGGAAACCGGGGGTGGGGGGGTGCATCCGGTCCCGAGCCATGGATAGTTGCATGGTACAAGCAACTAGCCCACTTTGGAAGCTCGTGCCTGACATTGACCGACCGACCTCGATGTAGTGCGTGCCTGACGGGCAGTGAATGGCGGGCAGGCTTGAGCCCGCCTACCTGACCGAGCGTAGACGGGCTGGCAGCCCTATGCGCCGTGCTTACGCGGGCTTGCTACCGATGAGCGTGGCGTTGACGCCGAGCTGATACCGCCGCCCATCGGCACCGACGACCTTGGACTGAGCGTGGAAGCCGACACTGCCCGATGAGAACGTACGGGCAGTGAGCGGTGCGGTCACGACCGCCCCATCCAGCTCAATCGTGATACTCCCGACCGGCGCGGCATCCATGAATGCCTTTACCAACGCCGTGCGGTCATCCTTTGGGGCCATTGGCCCTCCCTCCGGTTGCGGTCGGCTCCCTCGGCCGACCTCGCGGGCTCAGTCTGAGGCTTGGCCCCGAGCTTGAATATCCCCCGAACGGGTGATTCT